GATGGTGGCAAGCGCCGTGGCATGAACCAGCGAGGAACTGTTCCCTTTGGCGTTACCATACAGCACACGGTCACTGTTGTTGGTGAGCCATGTGTTGCGCTGGCTTGCCGAAGCAGAAGCATAAGCAACGCCGTCGATGGAGCCGAGAGCGGCAATGATCCGATCCCGCACGTTCTCCATCATCCAGTCCATCAGGACTTCGCGGCCAGCATCGCGCAGGCTGATTGCGCTGTACTGTTCCTCGATTTCCGGCACGATCACCGCATGACGCCGCTTGTTCACGTTTACCGTAAACGAACGGGTGCGCAGGTCTTCCTCTGCACCCTCAAGCGTAGCCGAGCCGGTGACACCAGCCCCAATCAGCTTGTTGGCGAGAGCAAACGTAACGGTTTTGCCCTTTGCATTGCGCAGGTCGTTGTTAACCTGAATAATGCTGCTCGTTTCCGCACCCATGTAACGGGAAAAACGGTTTTCTTGCAGGTACTGGGTGAAGAAATTACTGTCCCAGCGTTGGACGGTTAGGCCCGTCGCGGCCCTAGATTCTGCCATAATGACTCCTATCGTCTGGCGGCTTTAAGGATTGCTCCAATGTCCAGCGCGTCCGGGGCTTCATCAGCATCCGGCTTGACATTTGGCACATCGGAAAGTGTTGTCGGGATGGACGAAGGAAGTTTCCCGCCTTTTTGGCCGTACTTGGCTGCCAGTTCTGCCTCAATCTTGGCCCGCAGTTCCTGTTCGTATTTCGCCATGTCTGTTGGCATGGCTTTCACGCTCAAAAACTTTGCGCCTTCCTGATAGGCAAATCCGGCTGGATTCGGACTGTGGATCATCTGCTGGTAAAGCGTGGGATTCTGTTGAATCGCCTCTTTAAAAGCATCGATCTTTTCCTGTGCATCCGGCTTTGTCTCGAACAGAATCGCCTCGGACATGTTAATCATATCCCGGCGAGCTGCTGCATACGCTTCCATCTGCACCCGTTTCAGAACCTCAGCAGGATTGCTGAATAGATCATCCTCGGTGGTGTCCTCTTTCGCAGGTTGGGCTTGCGCCTTTAGCTGCGCCAGTTCGGCTTCAAGACGTTGACGCTTTTCGCGCTCGTCCAAAAGTGCATTGATCGGGATAAAACGCTCATCTTTTGCAGCGGGTGCTTGTGATTCCGCAGGCGGCGCGGCTTCCTCTTTAACGCCCTCATCCTTTACTTCAGGCTGTTCGGGATTTTCCGTTTCAGGCTTTTCGGCATCAACTTCTGTCCCGGTCAGTGCTTCGTAAAGGTTTTCAAGTCCGTTGCTCATGGTCGTTTATCCTCTATCGCCCGTACTGCGGCGGCCAGATCGCCCGATTACCCGGCGGCGGTAACTCCTTGCGGGAGTGTCTGTTGCGGCATCATCGCTTGCGCCACATCAAGGCGGCTTCCCACTTGGGTCTGGCCTGCCTTGGCAAGGTTAAGCTGTGCCTGTGATTCGTTTTTGACGGTTTCGGATTCCAGTTTGCGGGCTTCCGCTTCCGCCCGTGGATCAGGAGCGCCCTGCCCTTGACGCATCATGTCAAGAAGCTGCTTTTTATTGCGCAGGCTGGACGCCTCAATCAGCACATCCGGCGGGATCGGCACGCCAGCGCCCGCCATCTGTGCCAATTGTTCAAACTGTTCCGATTGCAAGCTGATGATATCCGGCTGTTCCTCGATGTAGATGTCCACATCTAGTTCGGCCACATCGTTCTCAGTCTGCACCACCTCTTGCGCGCGCGGGTCTTGCATTGCCATTTGCAGCTCTTGCGCCCGCGCCTGTTGCTCTTCCGGCGGCAATTGCTGGAATCGCTGTTGCAGCATCTCGCCAGCGGTCACAGGACGATTCAGGCCCACAAAACGCAGGTTGTTCTCGTCATCGGTCACCCGCACCCAGCGCTCTTCCGTCCAGTATTGGCGCACCAATTGCCAGCAACGGCGCAACACGGTCAAATGCCAGTCGCGCAATGCATCCATCAGGGGCTGCAATTCCGTAGCGCCGCCCTGTTGCTGCGCCTGAATGGCCTTGCCGCTCAATCCCAACTGATCCTTGCCCATCAAGGCAGCGTTTGCGCCCGACAGATCAATCTCGTTCTTGGCCTCAGCCAGCAACTCAAACTGCCCTTGCGCCATATCGCCAGTAGGCAGGATTTCAAATCGCAGCCCGGGCGCAACCTCAATCACACCATCAGCGCGGCTTAGCTGCTTGCGGGTGGCGTTTATGTCTCGAACCGCACCTTCTTCAAGCACCACCTGCCGCATCGTCATCAGATGCAGCGCCTTCGAGCGCCGCTTGTTGATTTCGTCTTGCAAGCCAATCAGCTCACGCACTTCGCCGTATCGCATATTATCGCGATCCACATAAGCGGATTGCATAATGAGCGGACACCAATTGGCGCCGTCCTCATCCTGATACGGAATCGGCTCAGGGCCTTTCAGAAACCCGCCATCGGTAAAGATTGCGTGCATCCAGCCTTTGCCGGGGTCACGGTAGAAGATTGCCACAACCTTCATGCGGTCGCGGCGTTCTGTCGTCCACCAGCGGCGCGGCTTGTCGTCGTACGTTTCACCAAGGGATTTATTGCCAAGGCCTGTGGAATCAATGACGCCCTTTTTGTCAGGGAATTGCGCCCGCAAAAGCGCTTCATCGATCCATGTCACCGTGCCAACATACCGAGCGTCACCAAAATCACGCTCCCGGCTGTGCGGATCGTAAAACAGCCGATCCCAATGGACATGCTTGAGAATGATGTTGATCCCGTCACGGCCCTGCTTCAGGCTGATCTCGCAACCACCAAATCCCTCAATCACCATGTTGGCAAAGACGGACGATTTCAGGCGGTCAAAACGGTTTGTCTCGACAATGTACCTGAGAGCATCCGTTGCAGCCTTGGCTGCTTCTTCGTGCTTTGGCGTTCGCGGCATTGCGCGCGGGTCAGTGCGCAGGCGCTGTTCATAGCCTAGCACATAGTTGATCTTGCGGCGAATGCGGTTGACGACAATCGGCGGCTGGCCGCGCTTGGTCATCGTCTCGATTTCGTCATCCGTCCACTGGTAGCCGTCATAATAATCCCGATCCCGCTCCGAGTTTTCGCGGCTGTCCAATGACGCTTCGTCGGCGTCATCGTACCATTTCAGCAGCTTGTCGAGATCATCCTGTTTCATCAGGTGGGCACCTGCACGGCAGGAGCGTCAATCGTGCCTTTGATCGTGCCGCTTGTGCGTATGGTGCAATTCAGGCGGTACCTTGTGTTGCCAACAGCTTCATAAAAGTTTTCGGCGGTGTCAGCGGTGAAAGTGTCTGCAATGTCCCATTCATCGTGCGCCACGTCGTAACGCTCCAGACTTACAGTACCGCTGCCGCCTTTGATCTTCACAAAGAAATAACCGCGCGGCACTGGCATTTCGTCAGAGGTCGTTGCGGTGGTGAATGAAACCGCCATTGTTGTGCGCAAATGATTGGCAGTAATAGGCATCTACAACGTCCTCCAGCTGTCCAAATCGTCGTCAGGCTCTTTGTCCCAACGCATGACGCGGCGCGGTTTTGTTTCTTCCGCAGGATAAGGAGCGGCTGGCATACTGTCAAGCGCCAGTGCCATCAAAGAACACACGTCAACAGCGTCGTCATGTTTACCTGCCGGGAAGCGCAGCAATTGATCCAATAGCCTGTCCGCCCATTCTGTACGCGGCACGTTGACCATCTGCATTGCGGCGCGCGCCTCAAACGACCGTGCGCGTGTAGGCTTGTCACTGATGGACGGAACCCACTCTATCTTGCAGTACGTCCGGCGCTCTTGCATCCGGCGCATGAGGAACGGCTCAACGGCGCGCCTGATTACACCAGCCTCAGCCGCCCAGAGCATTGGCCGCCAGCGTGCTATAAGGTCACAGGCGCGGTCTATCCAGATGTCTGGCGTCGTCTGGCCGCTCCACCAGTCGACAAGCCACCAGCGCCCCTGCGGATCGAGGCCGAAAACGCCGTGCTCGGTGTAGTCGCCAGCGTCAGGCGTGACGGCAAAGTCCGAGGCCATGTAGTAGCGCATCTCTTTCGGCTCATCACCGAGGCGGAACCGTGGGAACCAGTCGCCCCGGAACTGAATCCCCTCATCCGGCGCGGGCGTCTGCTGATACAGCGCCGACCAGCGGCGGCGGTCGCGCTTGGCCTCTCGCACCATATCCTCGGTAAACCATTCAGCCCACAGGCGTTCACCTGGCGCACGTCCAAGGGGATCATTCGGCCCGGCCTCCATCGGCACGGAAACAACCTCCCATTGCTCGCCGCCCGCCTGTGCTTCATCGAGTAGCCAGCCCGCCAGATCATCATCCGCCCAGCGTGTCATGATTAACACCACAGGCGCGTTAGGTTTGAGGCGCGTCCAAAAATCCGATTTATACCATTCCCGCAGCTTGTCCTTGATCGTGGCGCTGTCTGCCTCCTCGCGCCCCTTGATCGGATCGTCAATGATAGCGATGTCAGCACGATATGACGTGATAGCGCCACCAGCGCCAACGGCATAATACTCGCCGCCCGTTGTCGTGGCCCAGCGACCAGCGGCATCGCTGGATCTGCTGATTTCATGGCCGCCAAAGACCCGCAGATGTTCGGGCGTGCGGATCACGCTTTTGACACGGCGGCCCCATTTGTCTGCCACCTCTTGCCCATAACTGGCAGTCAGCAGCTGGCCGCGCTGATTGCGCCCCATCCACCACGCCGAGAACATGACGTTGCCGTAATACGATTTTGCCGAGCCGGGCGGAAGAAACAGCATCAGGCGTTTGCAGTGCCCATCAGCAACGGCCTGCAAGCGCTCAATCATCAGGCGATGATGCGCAGCAGGTTGGCCCTCAGTCGAGGCAATGGCCAGATAATCGAGATAGCTGCGCCGCGCCCTGCGCCGTGTCAGCAGCTCAATCGCAGCTTCTTGGGGTGTCATTCCGCGGGCGCATCTTTGCCGAGCGCCACAGCCTCCAGAACGGCATCCGAGGCTGCCTGCGGCGACATAGATCGATCCGAGGACGTGTGATCAAGCTGGCGAACGTCCGCCCATTCTTGGCGTGCCCGATTCTTCAGACCAAAAATTGTCGTTGTCGCGTTTCCTTGCCCTGTAAGCGCATTGTTGCGAGCCACATTTTCCCACCAAACGGACGCAGCGGCGCGGCCTTTCTGAACCGCGGCGGAAAATTCAGGGTAATCTTTTTCCCATTCCTTGACAGTGTCATAGCAGACGCCGAGGTGACCGGCGAGCGCGACAACGCTATACCCTTGCGCCAAAAACGGCACAACCCGTTCAACCATTGCCGGATCGTATTTTGTTGGCCTGCCTGCTGGCATAATTCCTCCTAATTTTGTTATAATTTAACAATTCCCGAGGCGATGCGCAAGAGGCACAAAAAACCCCCCAGCGGTGAGGCTGGGAGGCTTTTCGGTTGGCGGGTTGGCTAGGCTGCCTGAGTGAATCCGTATTGCACGGCTGCGGCGCGGTGCTGGCGGTTGAATAGCAAGCAGAAACCCCGATCATATCCGGTGATTTGATGAGCAGCCTCGCAAACGTGAACCGAGTAATCAAAATCCGGGAACCCGCGACGCCCGACCGATTTGGCCAGAGCCTCGCCGCCGTTTGCGTATGTTTGCAACGTGTTAACCAGTGCGTTAACGTCTGCGGCGAATTGTTCAAAATTTTGCATTTCAGAATCTCCCTGAGGCTTTTGCCTTGTTGATAAGCCAGTTATATCAATTTCTATAACATGCATCAAGCAAAAAAAAAACGCAAGCGCACAAAAAAATACGATTGACGGGTTATGGAATTTATAATATACCTATTTTCACGAGAGGGCAATCAAGCCCCAAGGGAGTTACCGAAATGACAAACACGATCACGTTGTCTGCATTCGCGCAAAACGCCAGTGTTGCGGTTTTGGAATTTTACAAAACAAATATTGAGCAGGATCATTGCGGTCGTTTTAGGAACGCCCTCATGTCGGCCAATCGCCTGAGTGGACTGGTTGTGGGGGTGTTTTCGCAGAACGACTGGGCCGTCAATCCGGTATTTGATCTGGGCGAATATTATGCAGCGAACGACGACGCAAATTCTGATTTTTTTGACAATCTGCTGCACGACCTCACAGCCGCGATTGAGACCATCAACCCGACGGCGGCAAAACAGATTGCGCGCGACATGCGAGCAGACATGGTAACTATGTTGCCGATTCTGTCTCATGTATCTGGCAACTAAAAATTTTCACAAACGCAGGAGTTACCAAAATGACCGAGCGCAAAACCCGCCATATCAGCCACACGCTTGAAGATCTGCTGACAATTATCGACAGCGAAAAATTCCTTGAGGCGCTTGCCAAGCGCGTCCAGGGCGTCCAGTACGAGGCCGACCTCATCAAACACGACAGCTATTCCGACGAGCCGCCGAGCGGCTGGGATATCCAGCAGCTGCACGTGCATCTGGCAGCACGCGAGTGGGATGGCATTGCCGGGTATCAGGATCGCACCATTAGCGACCGCAACACGGCAGCGCTGCACCTCGGGAAATCGATTCTGGATGCGATTGAGCAAACACTGATTGAGCCGCGATTCCGGGACGGATACGGGGACGAGTAACAGAGGGGGCCGAAAGGCCCCTTTTTCTTGCCTAAAAAAAATGCGCAAGCACAAAAAAAAACGTTTGACAGGTTATAGAATCCATATTATAAAAATCATAACAACAAACAAGGGAGAACCTACCAATGAATGACGATCTGACCCCCGACAAACTGGCCTACCTTGATGCTTTGGCCGAGGAATTTTACTACTACGCCAGCCAAGAGTAACCGGAGGGCCTAGCGCCTTCCACCCTACCAAACAACAGGAGAACCGACCATGAACATCCGCGAAAAAATTGACATGCAAAATCGCTTAATTGAATCAATCAAAACGAAAATATTCGCAGCCGACACGCAAGACCTCATGCGAGCGTCTCTTTTCGAACATCTTCATGGAGCAATGGATGAGTTGTTTTATCTCGAGGAGATTGCCGAAAAAGAACCCGACCGCGCTTATAACTATTAACCGGAGGGCCTAGCGCCCTCCCCCACCTCACACAGGAGACCCGACCATGTCCAAACGATCCGCCATTTGCCTGACCCTGACCGTTATCGCATGGGTTGCCATTTGCGCCGCCCTGCTGGATGCAGGACTTGCCCGCCAGTTTGACAGCGAGCGCGATTGCGACAATACCGCCGCAACCGCTGCGCTGTGCCGTTAATCAATCATCAATCAAGGGAGAACCACCATGCAAGATTATTTTGAGCTAGACCCCTGCCCGTGGGGAGAATCCGGCGCACAGGTTGGCCGGGATGACAAATTTACGCTCGCAGCCGAGGCCCGGCGCTTTGCGCATCAAATCCGGCAGGCGTATCCAGTCCCTAACAGCCGTTGCCATGTTGACGTGCATTGGCAAAGCCACGAGCTGGGCAGCTATCCAGAAATCCGCGTCAAGTTTGACGACGGCGACCCGGAGGGCGAGGCCTGGGCGATGACTGTCGAGGCCGATCCCGACGACAAGCTGCGACGGTGGGCCGATTAGGCCCGCCTCCCCTGAATCAATCACCAACCGAGGAAACCACCATGAGAATCCAGAAACCAACCCCCGATCAAATCCGCGCCGCCCGTAAATCCGCAGGCCTGACGCAAAAACAGGCCGCCGAGCTAGTTCACGCCTGCCATGTGGTTCAATGGAGCGTGTGGGAAACCGGCCGCGCCGGAATGCCTCGCGCAGCGTGGCATTTGTTCCTGATCCTGACGGGGCAGACCGACAAGCTGGAAAAAACGGCCTAGAAAGCGTTTTTGATGCTTTCAGCTATACCCCATGCCGGAACAACCACAAACCCCATCAGAAACCCACCGCAACGCGAAATAGAGGCATTTTGAACCATGAATGACAATTCAATCAAACAATCCCGTGAGTTTACCCGCAATAGCCTGCTAAACCATCTGGAGGGAATGGCAATTTGGATGTATTCGCTGCCTGATCAAGTGGATCTTTTGCACAAAGACGACCTACTTCAGATCCAGATGTCCGCCGAGCGGCTCGAAAGCCGGCTCAATCAGACGCTGGACTGGCTGGCCCGTGAGACGGGGAGGAAACGGAAATAGCAACCACCACCCCCAGAACGCCCCGGCCATTGTGCCGGGGTTTTTTTTTCAGTGTGGCTAGTGTGGCGGCAGCGTGGCGGATTTTCGCCACACTGTTTTATTTCCCATAATCCTTCTTATCTATATGATAATAAAGAAAAAAAAATAAAAAAATAATATATATAATAGGGCAGTGTGGCGCAAAACAATAACCCCCCTTCCCATTTTTTCCCCTGTCGGGGTGGGAAGGGGGGTTAGCCACACAGCCACACTGCTGTTTTTTCCTTTAATTTCAATCCGCTATAAGTGGCGATGGGAAGCCACACTGTAGCCACACTGCCACTCTGTTTTACGTCCTAACTGTATAATATTTAACGGCTTTTCCGTTTGTAGCAGGTTTTTCACGCACGTCAAGCTGTCCTGACTCGACAAGCTGCACAAGTGCCTCTTGAAAATCGCGCCGCTTGGCCGAGGTGTATTTTGCCAAGAGCGCTCTGTGACTGATTTCACCGGATTCACGCACACGTTTGAGAATGTTTTTCAAAAACCCCCCCCACTCGGTATCCGAGATGTTTTCCGCCAAACCCTTGGCGAGGCTATCCGCACAAAACAGCGCCACATCCCGGCCCCATTCCATCGCCTCCTCACTGATCTGGCCGTATTCATGCGCCAAGAGCGCCAGCTTTGCCGCGTGTTCGGCAACCCGGCCATAGACGACGTGGAGGCTAGTCTTGTGAATGATCGCCTTGTCGCACCGTTCATCCATATCCAGCACCAGCGCCTCCCACATTCGGCGGGCGCCGTCAGTCATTTGGATTGTGGCTGGCCTGAGTCCGGCAAACGGATCATCCCGCGTCGGCTGATTCAGGCCGCCCGACAGGATATGGTTTGTC